TCTATTCCATGTTCTACTGCAAAAGCCATAATGTATTCTATGAACTCTGACATTTCTGCCACTGTGAGGTGGGAAGTATGTCGAAATACAATATCTACTCCTTGGTAATCAATAGATGGTAATATTTCAATTGATTCACCTCTTGCTCTCAACCAACCAGCAGTAAGGAGTCTTTTCCATGTATCTATTGCTCTTTTTTTTCCTGCCCATTCTACCTTTAATGATATTTTTTGGATGATGGTATGAAGTAATGCATTTTGTTCTAAGGATCTATTTTTGGGTTTGATTTCAACAATATGTCCTTCAGGAGCTTTTTTGATCGCTTCTATTGCATTAATTCTTACTGCATCATTAGCAAGAATAAAAAATTCTTTCATTTAATCTTATCAGGAAAATAAGTATATTGCCAAATGATCCTTCTTCCCTTAGGATTAGGATTGGCAACTTGCTCTCTTGTTGCATATTTCAATTTAATTAAATGACATAAAGCCATAGATATTTCAGTGGCATTTAAATCACAATTTCTAGCAATATCAGTATAAGTAAATGGATTTCTTTGATTTACAAGGAATTCCCTAACTTTTTTGACTGCATTACCTTTAGGTTCAAGTTTAATTTTTGGCATAATATATAATATATCACATTATTTAATTGTGACAAGTTTCATTCCATAATTATTTACTACATTAAGAATATTGAGATCAGGTTTAAATCTTAAACGATTCTTTTTAAATGCTCTGTAATCTACATGGTGATGCCATCTATTAAACTTCCATACGACTTTTGCAACATCAGGATGCATATCAGCAAGCATTTGTGATTTTGGCATTGTTCCTTCCTTGAAATAGAATTCATCAGAGTTTCCACCCTTCATAGTTTGAGTTTGAGCTTTTTCTTGAATAAATGCATTAAATTGAACAGTGCACCAGCCATCTTTTAAAGCCCTGAGAGATAGATCTGTATCTTCGTTATACCTACCTCTCCAGCGATAAGGAATATCGTTCCTGATCAACAAACAAGAGTAAATCCGAGTATTTAAAATGAATGGTGGATGTTTTTCTTTGGATTGACAGAAAAAATCATAGTTAAATCCAGCTATAGCTAAGTTTTCATAACGATTTACAAAATCTTCACTGGCTTTGAAAATTGCTCCATTAGTAACTTTGACCATGAGATTTCTATTTAATCGCTGAAATGAAGCTATGTTGTCATCCATTACCCAGTGCCATGATGCATTGATGCTGATGGAATGATCCCATGCAAAATTACGAGCAGAACCCGGTCCTTTGCTTTTGCTAAATCCAAGATCATCAAAGGTATCGTAATTTTCCAAGTAGTGACGAGGAAGTATTAAGATTTTTTGAGGATCTATTACAGAAGCATATTGATCATATTCTTGTTCTTCTATGATGATGAAATAAGGAACATTCATTCTTTCCAATGCTTTGCTGGTAAGTCTGCTTTCCCATCTTCCTTTGGAAACAATGTAAATAGGATAATCAGGATTCATCAACATACCTTAAATTGGAAACTGTTCTAGGTTCAGCGTATGGATACCAAATGGTTTTTTGATTTTCAGTAATTTTTTGTTCCATAAGTTGCTCAAACTTTTTTACATCTTCCTCATTTCTGAATCGTACATAAATTACCCTATAAGGTGAAAGATCGCCTTGAACATATTCAGGCATATTTTTCCAATGATCAGCCCAGCTTGGTTCTAATTCTCCATCAAATAGATCTGTCATTCTTCCCCCAAATAATTAATGATTGGTTGTTGAAAACTTTCAGTAAACTGTTGGCTTTTCTTATCAAACCATAATCCAATTTTTCCACTCCAATCACCATGACGCTGTTTTGAAATAATTAATGCGGCATCAGGTTCTGAGTTATCAGGTAATAGATTTCTTTCAGTTTCTCGTTCTTTTTTTATATTTCTTGAAATAATCATTACATTATCTACAAGATCAGATATTGAGCCTGATCCCTTTAAATCAAATTTATTAGCTGTTTCAGTTTCATCATTTCCTTTTCTTACATGGTGAACTAAAAAAATATGTATATTCATTTCTTTTGCAACTTCACATAATTGATTCATAAAGTCTTTTTGACCATCATAATCAGTTTCACCTTTGGTGCATTTAGTCAAAGAATCAATGATTACATGAGTTACACCTAACTCAATTGAAGCATATCTGCATAAACTAATGACTTGCCAAGTTTCTAGGCTTCCTACATGATTAAATAAATAAAAATGATCTAATTTCCATTTCATAAACTTATTTATTTGATGTTTATTAGGAATGTTTGAACCAGTTGCCTGTCTAGTCATTCTTGCTAATGTTGATACTGGTGGCATTTCTAATGAAGCCATTAATATTTTTGAACCTTTATTAACAATGTCTAATGCTATTTGTCCAAGAATTAAAGATTTACCATGACCATTTACACCAGCTAAAACAGTTATTTCTTTTCGCCTAAATCCTATTTTTTGGTCAGCATCAGGAAAAGGCAACTTATCTCCTAAAATTCCATTTTGTCTTGTTTTGAAATATTCTAAAACTTCATTCTCAAAATCTGATTTTTCATTTACACGACTGCGTATTTCTGAATATTCAGCATATTTATTTAAATCAATATCAATTAACATAAAGTTCACTCTCTGAATCAATCGTTAAAAGCGTTTTTGGGGATAAGGTGAGGATATGTCTATACCATAGGAAAAAAAACTCATCTGTAGCAGTTTTGGATTGAATCAGGTGTATTTTTTGGTCTTTAAAGAAACCACAATCGTATGGTTTAGGTCTATTTTGTTCTGTATAAATGCTTGGCATTGAAAAATCTTGATCATTTGGATTAAACCAATAAGGCTTATCACCAACAATCATAAATATTCCATTAAAATTATTTCCTCGATAAAAATGTAAAAATGCTTCTTTTTCTCCAATCATACTGGTCTCCTTAGTGATGCAAAAATATCATCATTTGATGTTTTTACAATTAATTCATCTTCCCATCTTCTATCACGAATCCATCGTTCAGCATCTTTACGATATTTAGGTTCAGGTATTGCAATAGTTTGAGCTTTTGCTTTTTCAACAATTATTTTTATAAGTTCAGAATCAGGATTTAATTTGTTCCATTCTTTAAAAGCAACACTTTTACCTACAAACTTTGAATATGCTTTCCAAAACAATTCAAAATCACTCGTATATGTATTACTTCTCTTCTCTTCTCTTCTCTTCTGCTGACTTGAGCCTGTCTTAGGACTGTCTTTAGTCTGACTTAAGTCTGTCTTTTTAATCACTATGTCATTGATTTCATTAGGTGGTTCAGGATATTTGCTATTTACAAATCTTAATCTTTGTTTAAATCTTGGTATAAAAATAAACCTTTCATTATTTACAAAATAAAGTCGTATTAAATCTTGATCAACCAGTTCTGTTAGCAAAATTTCCATACGATTCGATTCCATTCCACGACCTGAAAAACATCTTGTTCTTAAGGTAAAATTTTTCCCTGAATAACGAGCTGTATCATCAGCAGATAAAATTAAATGAATGTAAAGAAGTTTTGCTTCATCAGAAACTGACCAATATCGTTCAGAATTGAGAAGTTCATCTCGGATTAATCTGTCAGGCATCAATTAAATTCCATTCAAAAGACAAATTATTTGTATAAATTTTGATAATTCATTTCTATCAAGCCATGTTTTTTGTTCAACTTGGCGAATCCAAAATATTGCTTTTTTGCCATCCTTAAGATCAATTAATGGAATCTCATAGCTATAACCACCATGAGTTAATATTAAAACATCATCATCAATATAAAATTGATTAACATTAAATTCATTTAAAATTTTTGTATCAAAATCAATTGCTTTAATAATATTGAACATATCATTCTCCAAACAAGTCAGGTCTAAGCATTTCTTTTGTTAATCTTCCTTCAGATAAAACGCTAATTTTTTTCAAATGTTTAATAGGTATTTGTTTCCTAGAAAGCCAGTTATAAACTGCTGTATTTCTAACACCTAATAACTTTGAAAGCTCATCTAAAGTACCAAATTCAACTTGCAAATGTTTTTTAATTTCTTCCATAAATCCTCCTTAAAAAAACGATAACACAAAATTAAGAAGAAATGCAATAATAATAAATAAAAATATTTTAATAAACAAATAAATTTGTGAGTTATTTTGAAAGTATTTTTATGAGTTGTATGGCTGAATCAATAGAATCTATCCTAGCTACAGTTCCACCTTTCCATGTTTCAAGCCATTTTTCTTGATGACTTGTGTACTTAGCTTTGCTACTGGATTTAATTTCAACTAGGGCTGTTTTTTGATTGATGCCCACCAAAAGATCAGGACACCCCTTTCCCACTTTGCTAAGATCAGTCACACTAGCTCCCATCTTTCGCATAGCATCCATAATTTCTTGTTGGTTTTTATCAGTTCTTTTTGCAAATGTCATAGTATTTATTTAGAAGTATGATATAATAGTTTTAAGTAGTAATTTTACTACCCTATTTCACGAAAGGAATAAAAATGAGTTATGACAATTGGTTACAAGAACCATATTACCCTGAAGAAGATCCATTTATGGATGAAAAAATTTCAGATCGTACTAGAGAGTATATGACTGAAGGATCATTATATGATCCATTCAACTGGGAAAATTTCAGTAATGTTATTAATGATGCTCCACAAAAAGATGTTGATTGCATTTTAGACATTGCAAAAAATAAAGAATTTCTTGCATTAGGAAGATATATTTATTTAATGGTAATGGATGAAATGGAAAAACAAGCTGAAAAGCAAGCAATTGAAGATTTTAATGCTGGTTTAATAGGTAATGACTACGAATAATCACGAAAGGATTAAAAATGAATTACAAAGAATTAAGAGCAATTAATGTTAATGAACACACTGAAAAAAAAGGTAATTTAACATACCTTAGTTGGACATGGGCTATAGATCAATTACTTTTACAAGATCCTATGGCTAATTGGGAATTTTTAGAACCTAAAATTTTTAATGAAACCATGATGGTTTTTTGCAAAGTTACAGCATTTGGAAAAACTATGACCATGCACTTACCAGTTATGGATAATCGAAATCAAGCTATTAAAAATCCTGATGCTAGAAAAATTAGTGATGCTATGATGCGTTGCCTTGCTAAATGTATTGCTACTTATGGAATAGGCTTATATGTGTATGCCGGTGAAGATTTGCCAGCAGAAGAAGAAGTTTCAGAAGAAGATTTAGCTAATTATGATAATGATATTGCCAATGCTGAAAATGTAGATCAACTTTTGACTATTTTTAAATCAGCATCTACCAAATATCCAAGAAATACAGAATTTTTAACTCAAGTTCGTACAGCTTGTGGTGTTCGTAAACAACAAATTATAGAAAGCCTAAAAAATGATTGAACAGGGAACATTAGAATGGCATGAACTTCGTAAGGGTAAAGTTACTGCCAGCAGGGTTGCTGATGTAATGGCTAAGACCAAAACTGGAGTTTCAGCTAGTCGAGGTAATTATCTAATAGAACTAGCTCTCCAGCGAATGACAGGCATCATAGAAGAAGGTTTTAAGAATGATGCTATGGCACATGGTTCACACTATGAAGATGAAGCTAGATTGGCTTATGAGGTTTCATGTGAAACATTTGTAGAGCAGGTTGCTTTTGTAGATCATCCTACAATACCTTGGTTTGGTTGCTCTCCTGATGGCTTAGTTGGTGAAGGATTGATTGAAATAAAGTGTCCTTATCAATCAGCAGTTCATTGGAGCTATCTAAAAGAAGGCAAACCACCAGCTAAGTATATTCCACAAATGATGGCACAAATGTCTTGCACTGGTGCTAAATGGGTTGATTTTGTTTCCTATGATCCAAGAATGAGTGACAACACTAAATTGTTTATAGTTCGCTTAAATCGTGATGAAAATTATATTCAGCAAATGGAAACTGAAATTAAGAAATTTTTAGATGAAGTAGAAAATGAAGTACAACTTATGAAGGAATTCAAAAATGGCATCAGTAAATAAATGGATTGGTATTGGTAATTTAACAAAAGATCCTGATCAAAAAGCATTTTCGGATGGTTCTTTTGTAACCAATATCACAATTGCTTGTAATGAAAAATATAAAGATAAATCAGGTGAGCAAAAAGAAATGGTTGAATATGTTAATATTTCTTTTTTTGGTAAATTGGCTGAAATTGCTGGTAAGTATTTAGCAAAAGGTAATCCAGTATATGTTGAAGGTAAATTAAAAACTGATAAATATACTGATAAAAATGGAGTTGAAAAATACTCCACCAAAATAATTGCGAATTCATTACAATTACTGGGAAATAAATCTGAAGCTAAACCAAAAGATACAGAAGATCCATTTGAAAACTTAGTTCCTAAATCAATAAGTGGTTTATCAGAAATGGATGACTATATACCATTTTAACCAGCTATGGGGTGATGTAAGTCCTGAGCAAGACTATAAACCTACTTTCTGCTTTTTCACACAACCAAGCAGATCCTTTCGTGGCATCACCCCACCCCATAAAAACAACAAACTATGATAAATAATTATTGCTAATATCATAGTTCTATGTAATACTATGATTGTAGTAATTAATGAAAGGTTAGTTATGTATTATGTTTACGATGAAACTGGTGATTTGATGCGTAAAGTTCGTTACAGGGCTGAAGCTATAGCAATGGTTTCAATTCGTGAAGGTTGGACATACAAATACATTAAACCAAAGAAAAAAATTTATCAGTTTGAAGAAGCACCATTTTAATTCACGAAAGGAAAAAAATGTTATTAGATCACTTAGATATACCAGTATGGGTTGAATATTTAGTTGCAACTTTATTTGGCATTTTATTTGCATTAATGTTTGCTTTGCCAGTATGAATGGTTCAAATACCTATCAAGAAAGACAAAGTTTTGTAAACATTGCTGAACAAATATTTGAAGAATACTGTACAGAAAAAAACTATCAATTTCATAGGTTAGGTTTTAATGAAAAAACTAGGAACATCAATTATTTTTATGATTTGAATGTTTTGATTCGAAACCTTCCTGATTACATAGTTGATGTTGGTGATCAATTATTTGTTGTTAATGTTAAAGGCACTGCGAATTTCAAAAAAAAGGAAGTTGATATGATTCCTTTATTTTTGGAATGGTACGACAGCAAAAAAGCATCATTAATTTATGCATTTTGTTTTGTTGGTAAAAAACCTAAGTTGATTTATCCTGAAAAAATCATAAAGTTATATGACGATTCGAATGATCAACAATGGTCTGATGGTGTTATTTACAGAAATTTGAATTTAGGAGAGTAAAAATGAACATTCCATACGATACTGGTAAAGTAAAAATAGGTATTAATTATCAGCCTAAACCTTATATTGAATATGATAAAGATATGTTATTTATTCAAAGATGTTTGCTGGATAAAAATGATAAAAATAAATTTCTTCAATTTTTATATAGGATTGTATATGGATAATCAAATCGAATATTTAAGAAAAGTTGTTAATGATTTAAAAAATGAGATCCTTCAGCTTCGCTTGCAAAATGTTGATATTCAAACTCAAATGAGAATGTATAAACATCATGCTGAACAACTGGAAGGGCAATTAATAATGTTGAAAAACTTAATGGATCAATAATGAAAAAATTAATTGTTGTGATGCCAATGATTTTTTTAGTTGCTTGTGCTCATAAGGCTGAACCTTACCCTATTCAAAATTTTAATGGAATTGTGGCACTTACTCCCTATCAAGTTTTACAAGATAGCAAGGGCTGTATTCTAAATAAAATGAAGCCAAGAACTGAGTTTATCTATTTACAAACCCAGTATGGGAAAGTAAGTGTTCCTATTAATGTGTACTGTGATCCCTACTAATGAAATATATTTTTTTAGCTATTTTTATTTTTGTATTACATGGATGCTATTGTTCTTGTCATCAGGATGCCCTTGTAGAGAAAAAAGAAGCAGTTATTGAACCTACACCAGCAGAATCAAGAAAAATGGCTTATTTGCATGATTGTGTAAGTTATGGGTTTGATATAAAACAATGCGAAAATATTTGGGATGAAAAAAATTGAAAGATTATTATTTAGTTTGGTTTGGTTTTTTATTTAGCTTATTAATTTGCTCATTCATTATATTTTTGAATGAATTTAATCAATATAAGATGAAATATGATTGTCGCATGGCTACTTATCCTTATGCTATTGATATTCCTAAAGAAGTAATTAAACAATGTAAGGAGAAAAAATGAAAACAAACCACGATGGAACAATTACTTTAAATGCTTATGATACATGGATTGTTTGTTCAAAATGTGGGCAAAGAGTAACAGGTGATTCTGTTCATACTTGCTCACCACAATATGTGTTTGCACCATTAAATCCAACTTACGCTGGATCTTGGGTTATTGGTGGCAATTGGCACATGAATGTCATTCAAAAGCCTACAGAAGAACAGATTAAAAATACTGAACTGTTGCTTGGTTGGAAATGGAAGGATGCATGATGACAGCAAATGAACTAGCAGATTGGCTTGATGAATGTGATTTGTATTATACGCACACAAAACATTTGGGTATAGTTGAAACTGAAAGCAAGTTTAAAAAATCTGCCACCATGCTACGCACAATACCAACACTTGAAAAAGAAATTAATGATGTGCAAAAAGAATATATTAGATTAGCAGGCAAATATCAAGAAGTATTAATTAAATTA